GTTTATCAGTGAGGGTTCAAGTAAGTACACCTTTGTACGCACATACTCCACAGGCTCCTCGTCAGTAGTATCGCGAGGGGTTTGGAAAGGCGAGAATTCTCCCTCCCTAACCAGTGGATGCATGCGACTGGATTCTACGCGATCGTCCCAACTAGACCACACCTCAGACTTCCGGGGTGGGTTACTACGTCGGTATGATACGTATGTAGCGATTCGTTTAACGAGCACGTACGCCTGGCTACGAAAGACAGGTTTCCGTGGCGCATCGGAGAGTTTCCCCTCTATCATGCGCGTCGCAACGTGATCCTTTAACATGGACATTTTTTGTGTCCACGTTTCGAATCCGTACCCAGACCACCCTTTTTTACGCCCGACAGGCCGTGATATGTACACCCGGCCATGAAGGTGTCCGTCACCGAGGCCTTTTGGGCCCCGCAAGCGGATCGAAGGATGGAGCAAATCTTCAAAGACAGCAGCAAGGCGGAACTCGCCACGTGCCAAGAAGAAATTATGCAGCCTGAAACAATCCATTGCGGTAAGGTTATCGCTTTGGAAAACAGGCCGTACATTGGTGCCAAGAAAGTAATCAACACCGCAAGACTCCCTAAACGGCCCACGGATAAAACTCTTCTCCGTGTTAACTGAAAAGCCAAGCTCATTCAAGACATCAACGAGCGGGAGGGCGACTTCAACAGGTACAACGATGTCGTCGCCATACGCGAGAACAAGCTTTTCAGCCGGTCTCGCGTCCGGATAGGTCCCCAATTTCGGGAGCCAACCGGTTGCAGCAAGTTCCGTAACACTTTGCGCAAGAGACCAGAAAATAAGGGTCTCAAGGGGGAAAGTGAAGCCATTTCCCATGGATGAGATCTTCTCTAGGGAGATAGTAGACCCATCCGGCAAAGTAGCCCGTCCAGAACGGAACGAGCAAACCAAATCAAACCACTCTCCTGGAAGGAGGTGTTCGACCAGCATGTACGAAACAGTATCAGAGGCCATCGATAAATCTATCGTGGCGAGGGTTCCCATCACGCTGCCGTGAAACGCAGCGGTCTGGTTCCTTCCTTGATCTCTGATGTCAATACCGACCTTCCGAAGAAGGTCCGCCAGGATATCGCCCAAGGCGAGCTGCCACATAGAATTCATCTGTGGCTCCGTGCAAATAGCGCGGTCTATCTTGGCATTCTTGGGGACAAAGGAGACTACCGCCTGTGCAACATCAAAGGTTAGGTAATCACCGCCTGGAGTACCAGCCGTAAACGGCAGGTGCCGGTATAAAAGACCCGGGAACTCCAGATTGTCGCTACACGCGGGCACTTGCCTTAGCTTTTGGGCAATGCACGCATTCTTTTTAGGGGTTTGCGTCGACGCCCCAGGCCCGAACCGCGGCCTTAAGTCATCAAAACTTGGTGCGCTCCCATCCTCATTGTATGAACCGAGGAGGGTGGAGATTTTCCATCGTGCCATATGTAATACTGACTCGACGACCGGGGGGAATTGGAAAGCCCCTCGGCTCCACCGAACGAAACGTCCATTAGTTTTACGACACGAGTCCTCCGCCTCCCTGAATTTCTCCAGGGCGCGGGCTTCGCGGTCTACTCCAAGATCGATGTCGGCTCGTTTTGAAAAGAGCGCGTAACATTGTCGGAATAAGTAGACATCCTCGGCTGATAAACTGTCGAGGCTCGATTGATCCAGAACATCAGGACCACCGAGACACAAAGCACTAAAATCACTGCTAATAACACATCGAGCGATGAAATACCACGCTGGGTGTGAAGTGCAGCTGACTCGTGAAAGCAACTCGATCGCAACATGGGCAAATATTTCATTCGTTTGCTCCGTGTCTAGCTCTGCGGCCGGATGGCCGAGGCACCTGGAAAGACCAGGCATGTACTTCGAACCAATAAGGTCCATGGTATAATCCTTCAGAGACTAGTGCGATTAGGTAGGCATGAACAGGTTCACAGCAGAATCGTGAACCGGACCCGCAGCAACAGGGGTCACCGTCGTACTGACGTTGTTCAATGCATTACGAAGGGTCTGTAGGCAGGTGTTACGCCCAGCCGCAGTGCTACGCGGGTGCGAGTAAGTAACCTCCTCAGAAGAATCCTCGTAGGCAACCTTAGGAGAAGCAGTGTAACCGGCGGTATTCTGACCGGCGATGGCTTCCATTACGGGGAATACGACGCGGAAACGCGTTTCCACAACACCGCTCTTCAACGTCCGTTGTTTCTGGACGGCGTAGACTTGCGCAGACGTCGGGAGGCCGAGGATATTTTCTCGCCAAGTGGCAATCTGCGTGCCTGAAGCGTCGACAAGGTTGCCGACAGGCTGAAGAGTGTGTGACACGGGGGTTGTGGCGCCGTCGAAGACGACGATGTTAGCTTGTTGGGCCATGATTAAGGTCTTTCCCTGGAATACCAGGATAGGAGGCTAAGAAAACTGGAATGGGTCACTCCGTGTACCCGGCCTTACTAAGGCCGCGCAACTGGAATTTCGTGAACCACTTACCAGCAACAAGGAGAGCAACAGAATTCGCTGCTCTGTTCAGGTTTAAAATCTCATTCCACTGGTGTAGCTTAGGAGTGGGTACCTTCGCTTCAGTCGTGACCGTCCGAGTAAACTCGAAATCTTCCCTTTTTGGGGGTAGGAAGGGGTATAAATACCCCCGGTCGTACAGGGCCGAGCCAAATACAGGATCACTGTACGTGGTGGTCTTTTTGAACGAACGGACGAAAACGCCGTGTATGTCGCTCGCTGTACGGAGTGCATCAAGATACGAGCTTATGGGGATAAACCAATCCGCCACGAAGCTATAAGGCAGAACTTCCCAGAGCGTCGCCCCAACTGTTGCAAGGGACGGCATATAATCTGGGCTCTTGGTCCACGCGTATACCCTCAAAGAAAGGTCATAGCGTATCTCGCGAGTGCCCCAAACGTATTGAGAAGCCGTAGGTACTTTGTACCTAGTAAAAACAACCGGCTTGATGCTTGCCCGAAGGACTGGGAACTGCTGTTGACTACCACCCCATACATGGGCAGCAATCCACTGGGCACCATCCTCGACATCTTTGAGGAGAGGTTTCCACCCATATTGGAGCTCAAGCCATTTCTGGCTGAGTGTCATCCTCGGGTCGCCAATGATTTTTCTGGCGCGTTTAGGAGTGACGCTGAGGGCAGCTGCAAGGCCCCTCCAATCCCTGTGAATCATACTCGATACTGCTAACCGAACTGCAAAAGCGGCGTCGCCAATCATAGAAACAGATTTTTGACCCTCAGCCATGAAAACGGCCGGGTTAAAGCCACTACCATACAGTTTGGAGCGCAGGTTGCTGAGCAACCGGTACTCGCACTCAATGGGGAATGGACACGATTGATCTGTGTCCGCCCAGTTGGCGGCTATTTTTAGAAAGTAAGGCCAATCCGATTTCGGATACGCAGGAGACGGCAGCAGCATACGCGGGCTGTCGAATATGTCAAAACCTGACATAGAGTACGGCTGCGGTGGTAATAGCCTCTTGGCGAAACGATCCCGTAATTTTGCGGCGTAGTAACCCTTGGGCCTACGCTGCTTGGGGAAAGTGTTCCGCGGTGTCGACGGAGTAATTGCGTCGCTACCATTTCCAAGCTTGTGGTAATACGGTCCGGTTTTTAGACCGCTACTGTTGGGAGTAGCCCAACGGCCATCAAAAGTTAAATCTTTGATTGCCACGTATCACCTCCACATTTCCTAGTTACCACTAGGAAGGCGTGGCGACCTTCGGAGACGACCCAAACAGGTCGAGAATCTCCCCCACCGGGAACCCGGTGAGAATAGCGTCCAGGGAAACTCTGCAGAGGCACGCAGACTCAGGAGTAGCAAATTCCTGAACCGTCCAAGTCAGTTGACGAGGACCCCTGGAGGCT